ATTATTGAACAAATAATAACAGCAATGGCAAAGGAACAAATATATACTGTTGCTGAATTTTTACAACGAATATCTGAGAGAATATATTATGCTTCAGGTGGAGCTTATGATTTAAAATTAGTTACTCACCCAGAAAATCAAAATGCACTACTATATTATGATAGTAACAACGTTAAGTCATTTAGTACTGTACCCAAGGCATTTAATGTGCCAATGTTTGCAAACAACGAAGCTGGTACTATTGTTAAAGATTTTACTTTTAATGGTAAACTACCTAGCGACGCGTCTAATTTAGCATATGTATTAAATCAAGATCCGGATGATATATCAGAATCAGAAATAGCTCCATTCTTATCATACATGTATAGTGCAACACAGACACAGCGTGATGCAAACGGAAATGACACAGTTTCAAATATAACAAATGCTGAAACACTGAATAAAATTAAACAGTCTTATAAAGATAACAATGCAAAATATTTGGGTGAATTAACTGAATCTATAGCATTATATGGTAAAGGTATGGATGAAAGTAAAAATCAAACAAAATTACATACTAGTTTGCAAAAATACATTCAATATCCTAAATCATCTTTAGAAGACTCCGTTAATCTAAAAGCACCAGTCATACCGTTTGATGCATCATTTACAGTAGAAGGCGTAAATGGTTTTAGATATGGGGATGTTTTGGAATTTTCTGGATTACCAAAAAGATATACTAATAACACTGTATTTTGTATCATCGGAATAAATCATAGTGTCTCATCAACCGGTGAATGGAACACGTCAATACAATGCATAATGAGACCTAGAATAGATTTCACACAATGAGAATAAAGTCATATTATAGCGCCAATGAAATAGTTAATAATTTATATACTACTGGTCAAGAGCTAATGACTACTGATAATGTAGATTATGTCGGATTATATCATAAATACACAACAGGCGAAATATATTCACAACCAACATGGAACAAAAATAAATCAGTAAAATTAATTAAATACAAAGAACAATCAGAGTCTGTTATTGAGTACAATAAAATTTCTGATATAGAAATTGATTATAAATCATTTAACACATATAACGTTGCAATTACCAAAGAAAATATTAATAAAGGATATGTTGATAGATTCATAATTAAACGAGCCAATGACAATGTATTCTATGAAGTTAATAGTGATACATATGATATGTATACTAGAGAGGATATTGATCCGGTATTGTATTTAGCTGTTAAATTTAAATGGTATATTACAGGAAATATCAATGATACTCAACAAGGCAACATAACAATTCCGGGTGTACAGAGCAATAACTACAAAGAATTGCAAACAGCAGAAATCACAGTACCTGGTATATCTTTATATTTTACGGATCTATTACAGTATTATGTTGATAATGACAATGTAACTCCAAAAGATATTAACGGATTGGATTCCTAATAAATTTTTACTATTATATGTTATATGATAGTGGACTATGAATCTGATGTAACGAAGTGTTTGCAAATAATTGCAGATTGCAAGACATTGTTAGTTCCTATCTATGCAAACTCAACATCACATACATGTATTCAAGATATATATGCAATCTACGTTTATTGTGAAGATAAGAGTGAATGGATAATCCCAATACACCACACTGAACAGATAAGGGGCTTTCCCGAATACGTAGAACAGTTCTTATCATTAAATGATATATTTATCCACGACAAGAAGCGATGGTTACAATCGGGCGGAAACAATGCCGTATGGGACGTTAAGAGTTTATGGTGGTACACTTATAATGAAGCCTATGATGAGAATCATTATCCAACCGCAGCACATGAATTTTATTGGAGAAGATTAAAATCTCTTAAACAAGTAAATGCAGTGATTCCAATGCAGCAACATTTGGCAATGTGTCAAAAGATACGACATTATTCTTGGCCAATGTGTATGAATGCAAAATTAACTGATTCATATTTAAAATTTAATAATTTATATCCTAAAACATTTGCTCAAATAGAAAGTAATGGATTACAAGTTAATAATAACTTTAAATTTCCTGATCAGGTTAATGATAGTATAGTATACTCACAATACAATTATCATACCACAACCGGTCGACCAAGTAATGCCTTCGGTGGATTCAATTATGCTGCTATGAACAAAGAAGATGGTACTAGATCTGCTTTTTGTAGTCGTTTTGATAATGGTGCTTTAATTGAAATGGATTTTGATAGTTACCATGTTAGGTTAATTGCGAAACTAATCGGATATGATTTACCCGAAACAAGTATACATGATTATCTTGGCCGATTCTATTTTGGCACAGATGCATTAACTGACGAACAAAGAAATGAAAGTAAATCAATAACATTTCGTCTTTTATATGGAGGTATTGACAAAGAGTTTTTAAGTATTCCATTTTTTCAGCAAGTAAATGATTTTGTGTTTAGTTTATGGGAAAAGTGGAAACGAAATGGATGTATTAAAACTCCAATAATTGGTCGTAGTATATGCAAAGATCAAGTTACTAATATGACTTTATTTAAATTGTTTAATTATTATTTACAAGCCACTGAAACAGAAGTATCTGTTAATAAATTATCAGAACTTCAAGACTATTTGCAAGATCACAAAACATGTATAATATTATATACATATGACTCCGTATTGTTCGATGTTCCATTATCAGAAGCCAAGAGCATTTTACCAGAATTAAAAATCTTGTTAGAACAAGGAAATTTCCCGGTGAAATGTAAAGTTGGCGATATTTATGATAAAATGAGAACAATTACGTTATGAATATAAATTCTTTAATTACAGAGTGGACATATCGATTACCAAAAGGATATCCCGACTCTGAATCAGATTATCAAGAACTAGATCGTGTATTAATTGAAATGACTGATTTATCTGAAACAGAACGAATGGCAATTATCCGAAAAGCGAAAGGATTGTCTGAACAAGAAGATGAATCAAATATCTTAGACGTCGAATCTGTATTAACTAGCAAACTAAAATTACCAGCACCAGTAGTAGACCAAATCATGGCTGTATATACTAGTTTAAATAATGATGATCGAGTATTATTTGATAATAATTTCAGAAAGCATAGTATAGATTCATTCGTAGCTGAGGGGTGGAAGGCATTTAAAGAATTCTTTTTAGTAAATGTTGGTGGCGCTCGTGGAGGAATGGGTAATGGTGAAATATCAATACTATTAGGAGTTAAAGAGTCGATGCCAGGCGGTACCGCACAACATGATATTGTTATGCCAGCGGGTGAATGGGAAGTTAAAGAATTAAAGTCAGGAAAGTTTGACCCAGCAAAAGCAGGCCTCTCATCAAAATATGCATTAACAAACAAAATAAAAGATTTTTATAAAGATATAGTTGTACCAGTTTCACAAATTGGAGATCCATATCAATCATTAAAACATCTAGTAAATCCAGAATCCGCAGAAGATTTAAAAAAACTAATTCGTATATTTGAAACAAGATTTGAGTCAGTTATAGACCCAGATAAATTAGCATCATTTGAATGGAAAAAATCAGCAATGCATAACTGGTATGAGGGATTCAAAGAATTACATGACGTATTCTATAAAACAAATTTAGATACAACAGTAAAAGATACAAGATTAACGGTTAATACCGATGGAAAGCAAAAGTCATATTGGATATCTGATGAGGATGTAGAAGAAATAGAATTATCAGCCGGCGAAGATACTGCAGCTGACGTTTTTGTTGGAGATCCTGTTGATGATGTTAATTCAAATATTGTTATATGGTTTAAGCGTGTAGAACGACATGAATTTATAAAAAATCCACAAAACTTTTTATTTGATTTAAATACTGTTAAAAACACATTCTTTAATAGTATATTAGGTTTAATTTGGTATAATTATAGAAACCCACAACCACATATTGGTCTGGCAGAAGATTTTGCTATTGATGTGGTGTCGCAGGGTAGATATAGATTTGTGCAGAAAAATATACCATCATCACAAGGATATGAATACATACAAGGACAGGGATAATAGTGAGAACGCAACTACTGTGCACATTTGCACATCAATCAGATTTAAATATTATAACTGACTACATACAACAAAGTTATACTATACCAGAACAAAGAATATTTGTGTTTTCTAATGCTGAATTACCATCTCAGTTATATTGCACATATAACGCAGATTCATCAGAAACAAGAGGACAGAATACTATTAGTATTCACCGAAAAAAAGAAACTAACACGTTATACACAGTTAATGCTCTTAATGCAATTATTCGTCGTGTGAATAATGGGGTATTAGATAAAACATTTCAAGTTGATTGGACCAACTATCGTAATTCATTTATACTAACTGATGATGACAATTATCGTGTTGTTGATTTATTATTTTTCAAGAAGGTTTCTTGGTAGTTTGATATTTATTATATATAATATATTAATAATATGATACGATTAAAAACATTACTTTTAACTGAAAACCAAATGACAAAATCTGATTTTAATCAGATAGGTAATGTTTTGCGTGATCCAGTTAAAGCGAAACAAATTCATGATTTATTGATTCAGATGTTTCCTAAACAAAAAGAATTGTTAGATTATAATTATAAAAATGATTCATACGCTGAATTTAAAAGATTTATTTTTAATATAGATAAATCTAAATTAGAAGGACCTTTATCTGTTAACTATGTTGATCTTAAATTAGATCCGCAATTAATAAATGATAGAGAAAAAAAGTACCAAGACTACATTAACGGTAAAGTAGAAAAATATTTTAGAGACACAGATTCAGATCCTAGAAACGTAGACCTATCAAAAATGCCTCCTATTACAATAGATAGTAACGGCGAAGTTATGGATGGTAATCATAGAGCATTTCTAGCTATTAAACAGCAAAAACCACTTAAAGCATATAAAATAGTAAATTCTATTAATACTAATCCCAATGTAGCTAAAATTTTACAAATAATAGGTAGAAATTCTCAAACGCAAAATATAGACATTATAGTTAACTATGCAGAAGTTGATTTAAACTATTCAAATATGTCTATTCAAAAAAGTGGCGTATTAGATTCTCAATTTGTAGAAGAAACTCTAGGAGATATTGAAGCATATATTGAAGACAATAATATTGACGGTGGTTCTAGATTTGACATAACACGAATGGTGTCTGATATAAAATTTGATTGTAGTATAAATATTAATAACGATGAAATTGATATCACAATTATGTTAGATGCAGATGGTGACGTTATATCAATCGACATACAAGACGACGATATTGCTGATAAGTATGGAATAAATGATCAGTGGATACAAGAATATCTAAGCAAACAAGGCTTATAAAAAAATAATAAAAAACTTAAACAATTACTTGGACTTAACGATTTAATTATCTAATATATAATTAATAAATAACATAAATTAATAACTTAACAAAAAAAGGACTTAAATGGGACTTAATTTAGACGCCATCAAGGCAAAACTTAATCAATTAAACAACAACAACGATCGTCGAAACAATCTTTGGAAACCAGAAGCTGGTAAGACACGTGTAAGAATCGTGCCGTATGTTCATCGCAAAGATAATCCATTCTTAGAATTGTATTTTCATTATGACATTGCTAAAAGATCAATGCTATCACCGGTATCATTCGGTAATGCGGATCCAGTAGTTGAATTTGCAGAAAAACTAAAAAAGACTGGTGACAAAGATGAATGGCTAATGGGTCGTAAAATCGAACCTAAAATGAGAACATATGTTCCGGTTATCGTAAGAGGTAAAGAATCCGAAGGCGTTAAGTTTTGGGGATTTGGTAAAACAATTTACACTGAATTGCTTTCAATTGTTTCTGATCCAGATTATGGTGATATCACCGATCTATTAAATGGCCGTGATATTGATGTAGAGTTTACACCAGCAGAAGGTGGAGGATATCCTAAAACTGCTATTCGTGTTAAACCTAATACATCAGCAGCAACTGAAGACAAATCAATTGCAGAAAAGATCATGAATCAGCCAACTATCACTGATATCTTCCCAGAACCAACTTATGAAGAGTTAGAACAAGCTCTTAAAGATTGGATGAATCCAGACGATGACAGTTCAGACGTTAGCACATCATCTAGCTCAACAACAGATGCACCTAGCACTGATAACGCAACTACGGAAACAAAGACCGAAGAAAAGCAAACAGATGTAGCATCAGCATTTAACGATTTATTTAACAAGTAGGGACTTCAATGGCAAAGAAAAAAGGCAAAAGCAAGAACGAACTGGAAGATGCATTAGCAAACACATTAGCTGATAGTATAAATAAACAATTCAAAGGACAGACACTAAAGACTGCATTCTTTTTAGATGGCGATGATGATTCTCCTAGTAATGTAAAAGAGTGGATATCGTCTGGATGTGATTCATTGGATTTAGCAATATCTAATCGACCTAAAGGAGGATTTCCTGTTGGTAGAATAACCGAAATAACAGGGTTAGAAGCGTCGGGTAAATCATTGCTAGCAGCACATACCTTAGCAGAAACGCAGAAAAAAGGAGGTTTAGCAGTTTATATTGATACTGAGTCAGCTACTAGTTCAGAATTCTTGACTGCAATCGGAGCCGATTTGAAAACCATGTTATATGTACCACTAGAAACGGTAGAGGAAATCTTTGAAACGATTGAAACTATCGTTGACGGTGTACGTAAATCAGACAAAGACAGATTAGTAACAATTGTAGTTGATTCCATAATGGGTGCATCTACAAAGATTGAGTTAGCAGCAGAATATGATAAAGATGGATATGCAACTTCCAAATCAATCATATTGTCTAAAGCAATGCGAAAGGTTACAAATTGGATTGCCCGAGAGAGAATCTGTTTGATCTTTACTAATCAACTAAGAGTTAAAATGGGTGTGTCATTTGGAGATCAATGGACAACTGCAGGTGGTAAGGCAATTCCTTTCCATGCATCTGTCAGACTAAGATTAAAAAATACCGGTCAGATTAAAGCAACAGTTAATGGAGCAGAGCAAGTAGTGGGTAGTAAAACCAGTGTGCAGGTAGTCAAGAACCGTATGGGACCGCCGCATCGTAAGATCGATTATGAAATCTATTATGATAGTGGTATTGACAACTTCGGAGGTTGGTTGAATTTGATGAAGAAATTCAAATTGGTTAAACAAGCAGGTGCATGGTACACATTAGAAGATGTAGATCATGAAACTGGAGAAGTTCATGGAGAAATGAAGTTCCAAAGCAAAGATTTTGTTAGTAAGGTAATGCAAAACCCTGAAGCAAAAGAAAGGTTATACAAAAGAATCTGCGACGCTTATATATTCAAATATCAAGCTGGTATAGACGGAGGTATCGATGATGTTGTTATCGATGAAGAAGTAATTGACGAAGAAGGATAATGAATAAGTATCAAAGATTATTTAAAGAGTTACAAAAAGAAAAGGAAACGAGCCCGAAGGATGCTAATGATCATATCATGGTATTTGACGGGCTCAATACCTTTATTAGAAGTTTTGGGGCAACGCCTGCATATAATGAAGACGGTGACCATATTGGTGGTATTACTGGATTCTTGTATTCCGTAGGTAAAACTGTTAGAGACTTTAAACCTAGTAGATGTGTAATTGCATTTGACGGAAGAGGCGGTAACGCTAAGAGAAGAAAAATTTATAAAGGTTATAAAGCAAATCGAGCTAATAAAACTAAACTTCGAAGATTCGATCATCACGAAACAAGTATAGAAGATGAACAAGAGTCAATGAGAAAACAATTTAGTAGATTAGTTTCATATTTAGATAATTTACCAGTAACCTTTCTAGCAATGGACGGCATAGAAGCAGATGATACTATTGCTTATATTGCACAAATGTATAATGAAACATGTAAAAAAATTACAATTGTTTCTACCGATAGAGATTTCTATCAATTAGTAGACGACCGGATACAAGTATGGTCTCCTATTAAAAAGAAAATGTATGACACCCAAGCAGTTATAGATGAGTTTGGTGTACATCCTAGTAATATGGTATTATATAGATCATTTACGGGAGATAAATCAGATAATATTCCTGGTGTAACTGGTATAGGTCCAAAGACTATTTTAAAACTTATTCCAGAAATCGTACATGAAAAACAAGTTACGTTAGAAGAGTTATTTGAAAAAAGTAATCAACTTTTAACAGAAACAAAAAAATATCAAAAGATTTTAGACAACCGCGAAACGTTAATTAAAAATTGGCAACTCATGGATATAAAATTATTAGATATATCTGCAAATGTATCTTCTAAAATTAGAGGAATAATGTCAGAACCAGTATCTGATTTAAATAGAGCTGAGTTTCAAAGATTATTTTATGAAGATAAAATGTGGGCTGTAATGAAGAATTTACCAGACTGGTTGACTCGAACATGGCTTTCGTTAGATGCATATGCAAAACAAACACATAAATGATTTGATTTTATTATAATTTTTATTATTATCTATTATGACAGATAAATTAAGTGAATATGGCTGGAGCTTCCAAGTAAAAGTTTTAGCAGCAATGTTTACGGATAGAGTATTTTTACAACAAATTACCGATATTATACAAGCAGATTATTTTGAGTCAGATGCTAACAGTTGGTTATTAGAAGTTATATTAGATCATTTCCGAGAATATAAGACACCTCCGACAAAGGACGTATTAAAAGTTAAAGTTACGGGTATTGAAAATGACGTGCTTAAAACCGCCATATTAGAACAACTCAAAGACGTTTTTAGATTTATGGAGTCAGACGATTTAACATTTGTTAAAGACGAAATACTCAAATTTTGCAAGAATCAAGAAATTAAAAGAGCAATAATGGATAGTGTTGGATTACTCAAGATGGGTAATTATGACGAAATTAAAAGCAAAATTGACGGTGCTATGAAAGCAGGAGCTGACACTGATATTGGCTTAGAGTATAAAGATACCGTGTCTTTGCGTTATGACGAAGCAGCCCGGGATACTATGACAACTGGGTGGGATGTTATTGACGATTTAATGGACGGTGGTCTTGCTCCAGGAGAATTAGGTGTAGTAATGGCACCAGCTGGAATTGGAAAATCATGGTTGCTTATTAATATAGGAGCTAATGCAGTAAAAGCAGGTAAAACTGTTATTCACTATACATTAGAGCTTAATGAGAATTACGTAGGACAGCGATATGACTCAGTAGTAACAGGTATTAACGCGCAAAATCTAAAAAATTATCAAGAAGACATTCAGGATAAAATAGATAAACTAAAAGGCGAATTAATCATAAAACATTATCCAACTAAATCTATAGGAGTTATTGGTATTAAAGCTCATATAGAAAAAACTATAATGCTAGGAAATAATCCGGATCTAATTATTATAGATTATGGAGATCTTTTAAAGGTAAATACCAAAAAAGACAAACATGAAGCATTAGAAGAATTATATGAAGAAATGCGAGGTATGGCTGGCGAATACGAAATACCAGTATGGACTGCATCTCAAGCAGGTAGATCTGCATTAGAAGAAGATGTTATTGAAGCCGACAAAATTGCGTCATCATATGGTAAAGTAATGGTAGCAGACTTTTTAATGTCACTTTCTAGAAAAGTAGAAGATAAAATGTCAGGTACTGGTAGAGGACATGTAATTAAAAATAGATTTGGGCCAGATGGTGTTACATTGCCATGTAAAATAAATACAAATAATGGACAATTTCAATTCTTTGAGCCACAAACTGCACAAGGGAAACAAACGACTCAGGTAATGAAAACGGGAGAAAATATTGTGAAAAAAAATCTTGCACAAAAGTTTAAAGATCTGGGTGGAACATTGGGATGATGTCATATTTATATAAAAGCACGTCCGGGTTACACCCCGGGCTTTTTTTGTCTAAAAATAAATCGTTTAATTAAAGAAAAAAGAGATTACAAAATGGAGATTTCAAACAAAATTTTAAGTGATATCACGGTATATATGAAGTATGCCAAGTATATCCCATCCGTGAACCGCCGTGAAACATGGGATGAATTAGTAACACGTAATAAGGATATGCACATAGAAAAATATCCTAAACTACGCAACGAGATAACGGAAGCATATGAATATGTTTATGCAAAAAAAGTACTACCATCAATGAGGTCATTGCAATTTGGCGGCAAACCTATTGAAATCTCCCCAAATAGAATTTATAACTGTGCATATCTTCCTATAGATGATTATCGAGCGTTTGGCGAAACGATGTTTTTATTGTTAGGCGGTACCGGAGTTGGTTATTCAGTACAAAAACATCATGTAGACAAATTACCTGAAATTAGAAAACCAAATTTAGACAGAACAAGAAGATTTCTTATTGCGGATTCAATAGAAGGATGGGCTGATGCAGTTAAGGCACTAGTAAAAAGTTATTTTCAAGGCACATCAAAATTAAAATTTGATTTCTCTGATATTAGACCAAAAGGAGCTCGACTAATTACATCAGGAGGTAAAGCACCAGGACCGCAACCTCTTAAAGAGTGCCTGATTAAAGTGCAAGGTATATTAGACTCAAAACAAATCGGCGACTCATTATCTCCAATCGAAGTTCACGATATTATATGTCATATAGCCGACGCTGTTTTAGCTGGTGGTATTAGACGTGCTGCATTAATTAGTTTATTTAGTGCTGACGATGAAGAGATGATTTCATGTAAGTCAGGCAACTGGTGGGAAACAAATCCACAACGAGGTAGAGCAAATAACTCTGCGGCATTGATGAGACATAAATTAACAAAAGGTTTTTTTATGGATCTATGGAAACGGGTAGAATTATCAGGCGCAGGCGAGCCGGGTATATATTTAACAAATGACAAAGATTGGGGAACTAATCCATGTTGTGAGATTGCACTAAGACCATTTCAATTCTGTAACTTATGTGAAGTAAATGCTTCGGATATTGACTCACAAGAAGATTTTGAAAACCGTGTTAAAGCAGCTGCATTTATTGGAACGTTACAAGCAGGATATACTGAATTCCACTATCTAAGACCAGTATGGCAGAGAACAACCGAAAAGGATGCTTTGATAGGCGTATCAATGACAGGAATTGGATCAGGAACTGTATTAGGGTATGATATGACTAAAGCAGCAGATATAGTTAAAAATGAAAATTCTAGAGTAGCAGAAATTTTAGGAATTAATGAGAGTGCAAGAACAACCACAGTTAAGCCTGCAGGAACAACTTCATTAGCATTAGGAACAAGCTCAGGAATTCATGCATGGCACAATGATTATTATATTAGACGCGTACGAGTTGGAAAGAATGAAGCAATATATACATATCTATCAATTAATCATCCAGAACTAATTGAAGATGAATATTTTAGACCACACGATACGGCTGTAATTAGTATTCCACAAAAGGCACCAATTGGAGCAATTATGCGAACAGAATCCCCATTTCAGCTTTTAGATAGAATAAAGAAAGTTCATTTAGAATGGGTAAAGCCAGGACACCGTACAGGTAATAATACACATAATGTATCAGCGACTGTTTCACTTAAAGAAGATGAATGGGATTTAGCTGGTGAATGGATGTGGAAAAATAGAGAACATTACAATGGATTATCAGTATTACCATATAACGGTGGCACATATGTACAGGCTCCATTTGAAGATTGTGATATAGAAACATATAATAAAATGCTAACAACATTAAAAGACGTTGACTTATCTAAAATTGTAGAATTAGATGACGATACCGATTTATCAGGAGAATTAGCGTGTGCTGGTGGCGCTTGCGAAATAACATAACCAGTAAAATATATTTATTAACTAAAAAAAGAAGTACGATGAACAAACAAGAGTTATTTGAATCGATGTTGAGTTTATGGAATGAGTTTGAAGCTCAGCATAACGGAACAACAAAAAAGTCACAACAACAAGCAAGAAAAGCAGTTGGTGAACTTAAGAAACTAGTTACAGATTACAGAAAAGCATCAGTAGCAGAAGGAAAGTAAGTGATGGTCAATTTGGAAACGGATTGGATATATCAGCAGTACGTGAAAGAGTTTGGAAACAAGCTCTTTCCTACTGATTTTTACTACGAGAATGGTAATCGGGTAATGACATCTAGTTATCATACACGTAGAGGACATTGCTGTGGCAACGGATGCCGGCACTGTCCATATGAGCCTAAACATAAAAAAGGCGAAAATACTTTGAAAATTAAATAAAATATATTATTATATTAATATAATAGTAATAAAAAACTAGTAAGGTTATATGACAACAAATAAAACTATAGAATTAGTCCGTGAAGGATTTGCAAACGGAGTAGCACCAGGCGGTACTCTTACTGATGAGCAAAAGGCTACAATGATTAATGCTGCAGCAAATGCATTTGGTTTGTTTTTAGATGCACTTAAGTGTGATTGGAGAAATGATCCAAATTCAGATAATACTCCACATCGTGTAGCAAAAGCATATGTAAATGATTTATGGGCTGGTAGATATAACGGTGCTCCTAATATTACTGCATTTCCGAGCGATGGCTATGACGGTATGGTATTTGAAGGAGGTATTCCTTTGACATCGATGTGTTCACATCATCATCAAACAATTATGGGTAAAGTACATGTAGCATATATTCCAGGAGATGATAGCAATGTAATTGGATTAAGTAAACTAAATCGTTTAGTAGAACATTTTGCAAGACGTGGCGCTATCCAGGAACAATTGACAGTTGCAATACACAATTCAATTGACACTATTATTAATGATAATAAAGGAGTAGCAGTAATGATTGATGCTACCCATAATTGTGTATCATGCAGAGGGGTGAAACATGGTGGTGCTTCTATGAAGACTAGCAAATTAACCGGAGCATTTAAAGATGACCCAGCAACAAGATCAGAATATTATGAATTCGTAAAAGGATATAATGGCTAAATTTACATCAACAAAATTATTTGACGGATATTCAACATGTTTCCGACAATGGAAAGCAACCGAAACGCATTGTAGTTATCTACATGGATATGCCATATCATTTCGAGTATGGTTTGAAGGAGAATTAGATCATCGAAATTGGGTGTTTGATTTTGGGGGAATGAAACGATCTAAAAATAAAATAAATGGATATGCCCCAAAAGATTATTTTGCCTGGTTATTAGATCATACGGTTATTATAGCAAACGACGATCCAGAGTTAGATTCATTTCGAATGATGGATGCACAGGGTATTATTCAGTTAAGAGTTATTGATGATACTGGATGTGAGAAGTTTGCTGAGTTTTTATACAAAATTATTAATGACTTTTTGATTAAGGAAACTAATGGTAGAGTAAGAGCTAGTAAAGTAGAAGTATATGAACATGAACGAAATTCTGCAAGTTATCAATAATAAAATAAATAAATTAATATGAGTGACGGAATAACAGAATCAAGACGCGGCACATACTTTTCTAGTAATAAGAAGATGCCATTATGGAAAACTACAAATAATAATTACACACCTAATTCTAAAAAAAATATGATACTTTCATATATTAAAACAGGTTTCAGAATTATTGGATATTCATTTATTCCATTTAATTTGGTTATTTCAATGATTTTACTTATAATAAGTGAAATGTTATCTATAATTCAAAACATCTTTTATACAAGATAAATGTTACCAATTGTAATGTCAGAATTATCGACAAATCGTAATTTAAAAAAAATGAAAAGAATAGAAGATTATAACAAAGTACTCCCAGTATTAGAAGTATATAGATGTGTACAATCAGAAGGAAGTAGATTCGGAAGACCAACTATTGCAGTAAGAACCACCGGCTGTACTCATAGATGTTATTTTGGAGAAGGAGGTTGGTGTGACTCTTGGTATACATCGATACATCCAGAAAAAGGAACATTTTGTTTTCAGGATATTATTGATATTTATGATAAGAATCCACAAGTAAAAGAAATGATGTTAACAGGAGGTTCACCAACTATGCATCCTGCGTTGGTAAATGAAATAATGTATTTTGCAAATGAAAGAGATATTTTTGTTACTATTGAAACTGAAGGATCCCATTATCTTGAAACAGATATTCCATTGGATCTTATTAGTTTGTCTCCTAAGTTCAGCAATAGTGTTCCCATGGTGGGGGCTACTACTCCTAATGGGGCTATTGTAGATGAACGTATGGTTAAAGTACATAATCGATTAAGATTAAATCATGACGCAATTTCTAAAACATTAGCATATCATAAAGACTATCACTATAAGCCAGTCTGGGATGGTACTCAAAAAACTCTAGATGAAATTGAGGAATTTAGAATTAAACATAATATTCCAAAAGACAAAACATATATTATGCCGGCTGGCGACACTAGAAATGAATTAATTAAAATGTATCCGATGGTATTCGAAATGTGTGCTGAAAAGGGTTATAATATGACCGGTAGAGACCACATTATTGCATATGATACAGAAAGAGGAGTATAATGAGTCAATTACTATATTTTACAGCACCATGGTGTGGACCATGTAAATTATTAAAGCCACAACTAAATAAGTTAACTGTTCCATTCCGAACAATTAATATTGACAATGATATGCAAATTGCTAATCAATATAACGTCAGAAATATTCCGTGTTTTATAAAAATTAATACACAAGGTCAAGAAGTTTCAAGGCTAGTAGGAAATAATGTTACCATTGCTAATATACAAGGATTATAATGTACTGGTATAGCACGACAACATATGAAAATTTAAAAATAAAGTTTATACTAATAAAAAAGAAGAACAAGTTATGAATTGGAAACCAATGGGTGATCAAGTATTGCTAAAAGTAGAAAAAAAGACAGAAAAGACTAAGTCAGGTATCATTCTAGTTGATAGAGACATGGCATTTGTATTAGGAACAGTAGTTGCAACCGGTGATGGTTTATTTACTCAAACTGGAGCTCGTATTCCGATGACTGTAAAGGTTAATGATAATGTATATGTATATAAATCTAACTTAGGTGAAAACAAAGAAATCGTGTTAGACGATGAACACTTTATGTTGGTAAGAGAATCAGAAATTGCAGTAGTCAATGATTGAAATTCTAGGATGGGTTAGCACATTATTAGTCTTAGCCGGTTACATACTCAACGCTCAGAAATTAACTAAATACGCTATGATAACATGGATAGTTGGTGACATAGGTTGGGTAACGTATGATTTTTTTATATATAATATAAGTCATATGATGTTAAGTTTTATCATTATTACAATTAATATTTACGGCATATGGAACGTATGCAAAAAGCAAAAAAAGTAAATGGCATATCAAGCAATCGGTTATGATAAACGTGGTGGTATAATGCACGTATGGGATGACGAATTAGGTCATCAAAAGTTTCCATTTAAGCCGTACGGGTACTTACCAAATGAAAATGGACAATATCAAACATTAGATGGTGTTCGTTTAGATCGGGTACCTGGTAATCATCGTGATAATGCAAAAGCATATGAATCAGATCTGAACGAAGAAGTTCGTACATTGATAGATCTATATTATGAAAATGATGATGTTTCAAAAGGGCATAGAGATTTTTATTTTGATATAGAAACAGCAAAAGACGAAAATGGATATAGTACTATTGACGACGTCCGAACTGCTATAACATCGATTGCATATTATGACAAAGCTGGCAATGACCGTAGAGTTCTAATATTAGATGAACGTAAACGCATTAAAGAATCAGTTATAGAAGGCGATAACTATGTGTTGGAAATATTCCGAAGTGAACGTGATTTGCTTACAAGATTCATTAACGCATTTGCTGAGATTCAACCAACGGTTATAACTGGTTGGAATACCGATGGATATGATATTCCATACTTATTAGGCAGATGTAAAAAGGTATTAGGTAATCAGTCTATAAAGAAATTTTCTCCAGCTGGAATAGTTACACAAAATCCTAAAAGTAAAAAGTGGAAGATATTCGGGGTGTCGAGTTTAGATTATATCAAATTATATAAAAACTTTACATATACAGAACTTCCCAATTATAGATTAGATACAGTTGGTAAGACTGAACTTGGCAAAGGTAAAGTTGAATATGATGGTGATTTAGATGATTTATTTGAGCAGGATATTCATAAGTTTGCTTATTATAATATGACCGATGTTGATTTGGTATATGAATTAGATGAAAAATTACAACTTATTAATTTAGCTAGAACTATTTGCCATAAAGGACATGTTCCATATGAAGATGTATATTATGCATCTAAATATCTAGACGGAGCTGCAATTGTAGATCTAAAAAGAAATGGTTTTGTAGCACCAAATAAACAATTTCGATTTATAGAAGAAGAACGGCAGGATGCTTTAGCTGGAGCATATGTAATGCCACCAATACCCGGATTATATAAATGGATATATGATTTAGATTTAACATCGCTATATCCTAGTATTATTATGAGTCTCAATATATCACCAGAAACTAAAATTGGTGTTATTAATAATTGGGACGAAGAATGCCTACTAAGCCCTAAAAGTCAAGAAGTTAGTATTCATAACAACCCAAATACAATACCAGACGTAAAGCAGTGGTTATCTAACAATAAATATACTGTTGCAAGTAACGGGGCAGTCTATGATACTTCTAGAAAAGGATTTCTCCCAGCTATTCTAGAAAAGTGGTTTAATGAGCGTGTTACCTTTAAGAATAAACGAGATGAATATGAGGTTGGGTCTGAAGATTATAAATTTTATGATGCCTTACAATTGACACAAAAGGTTTTGCTTAATTCATTCTATGGGGTATTAGGATTGAAGACATTTAGATTTCATGATTTAGACAATGCGGGTGCAATTACGGCAACTGGTCAAAGTGTAATTAAATTTTCAGCAAAAGTAATTAACAAATATTATGAAAAGGAAACTGGTAAAGATCATTTTATAAATGCAAATGGAAATAAAGCAGAATTTTCTTTTTATACTGATACAGATTCTACATTTGTTAGTTCATTACCATTAATAGAAAAACGATATCCTGGTTTTGATGAAACAGACGAGCAATTCATGATTGATAAAACTAATGAGATTGCTTCAGAAATACAAAAATATGTAAATGCAATGTATGATCAATATGCTGTCGCATTTCATAACACTAATGATCATAGATTCCAAATTAAACAAGAATATGTAGCAAAGTCCGGTCTTTGGATTGCTAAAAAGCGTTATGCACAATGGGTAATATTCAAAGAGGGTAAACCAACTAATAAAATGGATATCAAAGGATTAGACGTAGTTCGATCTAGTTTTCCGACTGATTTCAAAAAGATCATGAAGGAAACATTATGGTGTGTACTCAAAGAAAAAAGCAAAACAGAAACGTCGGATATTATATTTGAATTTAAATCGTCTATACAAAAATCAGATGTCCTTAATGTAATGAAGAACTCCGGAGTCAAAGAGGTATCTAAATACATTAAGAACCGTAAACCATTTACTGGATATATGTCAGGTACTCCAGCTCACGTTAAATCGGCAATTAATTTTAACGATATGTTAACACAATTAAAAACAGATGTAACTGATATTACAAATGGAGAAAAAGTAAAGTGGGGGTATCTTAAAAATAATCCATATGGGTTTGATACTATGGCATTGCGTGGATATGAAGATCCTAAAGAGTTAGTAGATTTTGTTAACATGTATATTGATAGAGATAAAATGTTTGAGCGTGATTTGCAAGGAAAGATAGATGATTTTTACGCAGCAATGAATTGGGGTAAATTACCAGAAAATAATACGGTAAATAAATTCTTTTCATTTGGAAAATAGTAATATTTTTACTATAATAAATAAAAAAGTTATATATGTACGGCAAAAAACAATGGCGTGGTTTAGAAGTTGAAGGTAGATATTCTGATATCATGACATTCTTCGTAAGAGAGTTAGATGACGATAAAAAATATGGACTAAACGTATCTAATGTTAACGAATATCCTCATTATTATTTTACCATAGAATACATGTTAGAATGTTTTGTAGGAACTAAACAATTAGAAACAATTCGTTGGATATTAGACACAAGTAATTGTGCTATTACTATAGAAGCAAATACAGAAACTATAACACGTATACCGCCTGATCTAATTAATAGATGCCACATTATATATAGAATACAAGATAAAGCATTACAAGTTCTTAAAGACACCGATACATTTAGTATAGATGCCGGTTGGTATCGAGTTCATCAAGTAACTAAATGCAATATGATGGAAATTAAACCTAGCAACTATAAATTCGACGAAGAGCTATGATGGATATTGGTATAATTGCAGGTAATTTTGATGTAATACACCCAGGGTATATTGCAATGTTTAAAGAATGTAAATCTAATTGTGATAAATTTATAGTATTATTACATACTGATCCGTCTATTGAAAGGCCTCATAAATTAAAGCCGATTCTAAATGTACAAGATCGTGTTGAAATGTTAAAATGCTTTGAGCAGATCGATGATGTACTTACATATACCACTGAAGCTGAATTATACAATATAATTGCCGATCGACAAGCTCAAATTAAAGTGAGATTCTTAGGAGACGATTATAAAGATAAAGAGTTTACGGGTAAAGATCTAAATATCCCAATACATTATATTAATAGAGATCATGGATGGTCTACAACTAAATTTAAAAAGTTAATAGCAAATGAAGTACTCAGTAGTAGTAACGTTTAGCATTGAAGGATTTCATAATTGGCCCGAAGCTAAAGAAATATTTCCAGAAGTATCGTTTTTGTCTGACAGACATCGGCATCAATTTGGATTTAAGTGTTATGCAAAAGTAACACACACAGACAGAGATGAAGAATTTATTTTAATGCAACGTCGAATTAAAAAACAATTACGAACTAATTTTGGAGGTAATATATTAGAATTTGGTCGTATGAGTTGCGAAGATATTGGAGAATGGATTTTAGATAATAATACCAATCTATACAAAGTAGAAGTATGGGAAGATTGGGAAAATGGAGCAATAGTAGAAAGATGAGAAAATTATTTTATTTTGGCTTAGAGCCACTAAAAGCTAGATACACGTATCAGCTATCAAAAGAATGGATGCCGGCAACATTTGAGCCGTATGCTAATGAATTAGAGTTTATTGATGTAGAAGGAGAGTTTGATCCTGATCAGCAAATTAAAATTGGAGCAGTATTAGATGCAGTCGGTAGAGGTAAATTTGCAATGAGTCAATGTGCTAATTTCTTAGATATGTTGAATCGCGATGAAGTAAAAGATGGGGATATTATATTTCTGCAAGACTATTGGCATCCAGGAATTGAGTCTATATTATATGCAATTGATTTATATGGAATTGATCTTAAGATTTATTCTATGCTACATGCTCAGTCTGTTGATGAATATGATTTTACATATCCAATGAGAAACTGGATGCGTGGCTTTGAGTTAGGTTTAGATAAACGAATGACAGGAATCTTTATTGGGTCTACGGTGCATAAAGAACAATTAAGAGAAGCTGGATTTACGGCACCAATACATGTTGTATCATTGCCAATTCATAAACAAGCAACATTAGCAAAACTACCAGAATATAATTCGTTAGATAAAAAAGACGTTGTTGTGTATTCATCTAGGCTCGACAAAGAAAAGAATCCGTTCTTTATGATGGAAGTGGCAAAAGAGTTTCTAAAACAAAAACCAGACTTCGAATGGCACGTAACCACATCTGGTAAAGAGTTTAGATCCATGCTCCCGGGAGCAATTGATGCATTAAATAAACTAGCAGAAGAAGAACCTAGATTTAAATTATTGAACGGTCTGACAAAGGAAGAATATTATACGGAGTTAGCTACATGCAAAATACAATTTAATTCAGCATTACAAGACTATGTGTCATGGACGGTAATCGAAGCAACAGCATTTGGGGCAGATATTGTATATCCAAATTTCAGATCATTTCCAGAATTTGTAGATAATGATAGAATGTATAAAGCATTTGATGTACAGTCAGCAATCGATACAATTCATGATGTGTTAGAAAATATTAAAACTCACTATGATATAGTAGACACATCAGACTTAGGACGCCAAATGGAAGGATATATTATTGCAAATGACTATGATAAAGAAATATGCGTTTGGCATGAAAGAGAATATTGTAAACATTTATTAAAACAGGAACAAAATGGATAGGAAAGAGTTTTTATATATACCATCATTATCCGCAGGATCAATGGTTTCTGCATTTAAAAAGAATACTAAGTTTGAAGATGGAACTTCAATGAGGTTTTTTTCAAAAGAGTATCCAGAAAAATGGAGACACCCATACTTTCTAGTAACTGCAGGTCATCATTATAAGAAAATGGACTTCCGGGATCAATTGGGATTAGACGACGGTACATTTGTATTCGGAGATTCAGGAGGATTCCAGATTGCGACTGGTGCTTTAAAGTGGGATAGCACAATTCGAGAAAAGATATTTCATTGGTTAGAGGCTAATAGTGATGTTGCTGCAAACTTAGATATACCGCCCCGAGTTACATTTGAAAATAGATTTCAAGACTCAATGGATATATCATTTGACAATTTTAAATGGTTTGAAAAACATCAAAGCGGAAAGACAAAATTCTTAAATGTTATTCAAGGTACTTTTAGTGAAGAGTATAAAGAATGGTATCATAAGTTTAAAGATTTTGATTTTAAAGGATGGTGTATTGGAGGTCCTAAGAAATTAGTAGACTTTATGTATGTTATTGCTTTAATGCTTCAAGAAAGAGAATTTGAAAAGAGTCACGTAGAATATGTTCACTTACTAGGAATAAGTAAAATATCAGACTTTTTTATATTAGCAACATTACAAGAACTGTTAAATAAATTAACTAATAATAGAATTCAATTGATGAGTGATTCATCATCTCCGGGACAATATCCAGTATTTGGAACATATCTTCATTCTGGTAACTATAAGACACAGACATTTACTGAATTGTATTTCCCGAAAAATGCTGAGTATCGTAGAAAGACTCACGTTAAACAAGGAAAAGATGGTGAGATATCTATAGATAAAACTAAAAAGGTACCATGTAGTATGGGATGTCCAGCATGCAATGATTTTACATATGAATATCTGGGCGGAAAGACTGATTCTGGATTAGATAGATACTCTCAAGAAGGTATGCCGAGAATGGTAGTTCATAATACGCATTTATATTGTGAAATTGTTAAAGATATTAATAAGTTAACAAATAATCATGTTGAGTTGTTAGAAACTGCAATTCCAAAAGAATTATTCAATGTTATATTGTCATTACACGAAATGTTCGAAGATCCAGACAATGCAATGAATGTATACTCAACATATAAAAAGACATATAAAAAGTTTGGTGGGGATAGTATATCAACCACTGATGTTAAACAATTCAATAAATTTTTTAAATTTTAAATAGGTTACATAATGGAAAAAAGTAAATTACAATCATTTATCAATCGATATTATCTTGCTGGTAATTGCGAAGCGGTAATATTAAAAGAAAATGAAAACGGGGTAGGTTGTGAACTTATCGATATGGATCAAACCGTTGTAGGAAAGCTACAATGGAACACAGCTCCTTTTATGAAAGGCGAATTAGGTATTAATCATACCGGATCATTAATAAAAATGTTATCAGCTGTCGGTGAGAATATCAATATTGACGTACAAGATTCTGCAGGCAAAAATTATGCAATGAAAATTAGTGAAGGTAGTACAAGAGCAACTTTTATGTTAGCAGATACAACCGTTATTCCAGCAGTTCCTGCAATTAACGCAGAACCACCATATGAAGTAACATTGCCGATTGATGATGCATTTATGAGTAAATTTATCAAAGCAAAAAATGCGTTGCCTGATGCAAAGAATTTTGCAGTTCAAGTAGTTAATGGAGAAATTAAATTTATTATTAATTATTCAACCGTTAATTCAGATAATATTACATTTGATGTTGGTACGACTGATGTTACAGATTTAGATCCAATTTGTTTTAGTGCCGATAAACTCAAGGAAGTATTGGTAGCAAATAAAGGTGATAATGGAACAATGCATGTATCAAGTCAGGGATTATCGAGAATTGATTTTAGCGGAAATGACTTCGAATCTAACTATTGGCTAGTTCAATTACAGAATTAATTATGACAGTTAGAGTAATAAATAAATCAGATAATGACTTACCTAACTATGAAACAATGGGTAGTGCAGGATGTGATGTTAGATCTAATCATGATGTAACTATAAATCCAGGTCATAAATTATTAGTTAAAACAGGATTATATGTTGAAATTCCAGTTGGGTACGAAATTCAAGTAAGACCTAGAAGTGGATTAGCATATAGTAAAGGAATAACTGTATTAAATAGTCCTGGTACAATAGATGCAGATTATAGAGGAGAGATTGGTGTAATTTTAATTAATCACGGAAATGAACAAATATTTCTAGAAAAAGGAGAACGCATCGGTCAATTAGTATTAAATAAAGTTGAACAAATAGAATGGAACTCAGTATTAGTGTTAACAGACACTGATAGAGGTAAAGGTGGATTTGGTTCAACAGGAAAACAATAAAATATGTTTGGAGTAACAGAAAATACATTATGGGTAGAATCCTTCCGCCCAGATACAATGGATGGGTATATTGGTAATGAGCACATTATTGACAAAGTTAAAATATTCATTAAGAATGGTGATGTCCCGCATTTATTGTTCTTTGGGCCAGCTGGTACTGGTAAGACTACATTAGCAAAGATTATTGCTAATAGTGTTGACGCAGATATGATGTATATTAATGCGTCTGATGAAAACTCTGTTGACGCTGTAAGAGATAAGATTAAACGATATGCGTCAACTGTAGGATTTAAACGTTGGAAGATTGTTATATTAGATGAAGCAGACTACTTAACTCCAAATGCTCAAGCAGCTCTTAGAAACTTAATGGAAACATATAGCAAGACTACTAGATTTATATTAACATGTAACTATGTAGAGAAAATTATCGATCCAATACAAAGTAGATGTCAGACATTTGCAATCACACCACCTAATAAAACTGATGTAGCAAAACGATTGGTTACTGTGTTAGATGAAAAAAATATATCATATGATGTACAAGATATTGCAGCAATTATTAATGCATCATATCCAGATATTCGTAGAGCAATTAATGCAGCACAAGCATCAGTAGTGGATGGCACATTGCAATTAGATAAAGCAAGTGCTATACAAGCAAATTATATGACCGAAGTATTGGAAATGCTTAAAAATTCTAAAGATAAAAAAGCAACCTTCAATAAAGTAAGGCAATGTATTGCAGATAGTAAAGTACGAGATTTTACGCCACTATATACATTTCTATATGATAATCTAGAAGAATTTGCTACGGGGCATATTGCAGCAATGATATTAATTATTGCTGAAGCTCAGTTTAAAGACGCAACTGTTGTTGATAAAGAAATAAACATAATGGCTATGTTTGTTAATATTATGAATGAAATATAAGACAAGTAGTAATGAATCAACTCAATCCAAATATTAAGCCAACCGATATGCAACCTATTATATGCAAAGAGTGCGGAGGTATGTATTTTCGTCAGGTAATGGCCATTAATAAAGTTTCAAAATTCTTAACAGGACAAGACAAAGATACCATGGTACCAGTACCCGTATTTAGATGTGATGACTGTGGTGCTATACCAGAAGAATTTCAACCAGTAAAAATAAAGAAAAATGACAAGTAAATTTGAAATTGGCGATAAAGCTATAAAACCCAAAGGATATGATTTTCCATGTACTATAGTATCAGTGTTTACTACAGTTAAGGGAGATATTCGAGTCGTAGGAGAAATGGACGACTACGGTCTATTACATATATTCAATGAAAATCAATTAGAATTAGCAAAATAAATATATGCACGAAATATTTCACATTATCGGATTATGTCCTGATCATTTTAGTCATATTAATTTAATTGATATTGTTATGGCAAATCACGAAAACTTATCACAAATTAATCCTAATCTAATAATAAAAAAACTATGGCGGAAAAGATCTTAAAAGGAACAATTACTATTGTATTTAAAACTAGTAATCGAACCAATGCTCGTGTAAAAATGAAAACATATAAAAAAAAGAGTATTGATGATATTTTAACTGCAAAAAAATTGGTTGGCGTCCCAGAAAATGCTATAATATTGGAAATGGGAATGGGTACCGAGTTTGAAAAACAATGGAAACAAAAATATAAATTATAATGGCAAGTATATTTGATTTTATAAACGGCGTAACTAGTAAAAAGAAAAAGTGGGAAGAATGGTCAGAACCAGATCAAAAGAAGTTTGCTCCATTTATTGTGAATAGGTGGCTATCAATGAGAATGGAACTAACTGATTTAGTTAATGAACTTCAATGTTATACTATTGGTCAATTGAAGCCTAGAGATACATATAAATTGTATCATGATCTATTACCAAGTAATAAAGCATTTGCTAAATATATAAAAGGCAAGAAATCTGATAAGTATGATGTTAAACTAATACAGCAATTTGCAGAGCATTATCAAGTAAGTAAATCCGAAGTAACTGAATATTTAGAATTATTAGATAAAGACAGTTGTGATCGAATACTTTCATTATATGGATATAATAAAACAGAAAAAAAGAAATTATTGAAAGGAATAAAATGAGTATAAAAGAAATACCATTCACACATACCCAGAAACATTATATCGGCAAGGATAGTCTATATAAATTTGCAACAGATTGGGAACTCAATGCATATGAATTTGATATTCTCAAACGAATTGTAAGATGTCGACGGAAAGGTAACTTTGAACAAGACTTAAATAAAACTAAAGATGTAATTGATATTTATCTAAAAGAATTTGATGACTAAGAAAAAGCCTGATCAAGTAGTTGACAATCCTGGCATCATGCCGTATACTACAAACGTAGGTGCACCAGCTATACGCAAAGACGATGTAGATCTATGGAAACAACGAAGTGTAACAAAAGTTAATCACCAATTTAAAACTAGGTTTGAAGAACTCAAAAAACAATATGAACAATTGGTAGATGAGTTTGAATGGAATGATCTTGTATATAATGCAAAATATTCTTTCGAGCCAATTATTGGCGAAACATATCATTTATATTACAAAGGGGATGAACCATTCCTTTCTTTAATTGCGCCTAATGAATGGAATAAACCTTATATTGGATCGTTTACGTTAGATAGTAATAACAAATGGATTAAACAAAAATAAATTAGGTTATTAGCAATATTTTTCTTATATTAATAATAAAAGAAGTAATATGGCAAATCATGTTTATACTAATATTCATATACGATTCGAAGATGAAAAAGCGTGTCGTAAATTTGAATCCGATATTTTGCAATATGATAAATGGATGAATAGTCCCGATACAGATGACTCTGTAACTACATATTGGCAACGAATCACGAAACTACAAGATTCATATTTTAACATAATATGTCCTGATGTAGAACAAACAAGGGATGATTATATTGACAAGTTGGGTGCAAAATGGATATCTTTTGAAGATATCGATATCGACGAATCAGAAATTAATTTAAACATAACTTCAGCATGGAGTCCAGCCCATGGTTTATTTGAGAGAATCTATAATCATGTTTCAGAGATGGATCCGGATGCTAGTCTACTAATTGATTGGGAAGATGAGGGGATGAATTTTATTGGTGCTGCATCATATAATAAATTCGGCGATGATTGGGATGAATATGAACCAACCGAAGAAGATTTACTATTACTAAATGATGAGGACGAAGATCGCAGTGATGAATTTTATGAGATGATTAATGATCGAATGTCTGAATTAATAGATTGTGTATTATATAATACTAGTTTCACATTAAATGGATCTGATGAGTAAAGAAAACGTAAATTATATTAGTCCGGTTTATAGATTGTCAGTAAGAGATCCAAAGTCGGTGCCAACTAGAATTTCATATTCACAATGGTCAATGTATGAAAAATGTCCATTGAATTGGAAGTTAGCATATATTGATCGATTAGCACCATTCACGGCATCTATTGATACTGTCTTTGGAACTGCATTCCATGAGACACTTCAACACTTTCTAACGGTTATGTATACTGAGTCTGTAAAGAAAGCAGATGCAATAGATTTACCAGACTTATTAATGGAAAATCTTAAAATTGAATACAGTAAATGTGTTGCTGATCGTAACGGTGAGCATTTTTCGAATCCATTACAATTAGCAGAATATCATGAAGATGGTGTTGCTATATTAGATTGGTTCAAAAAGCGTAGAGGACAATATTTTTCGAGTCGTGATTATGAGTTGCTAGGAATAGAAATGGAATTGTGTACTCCAGCATCTCAAAAGAATTCATCAGTATACTGGTATGGATTTATGGATTTAGTGTTACGGCATAAACCTACTAATACTATAGAAATTTTTGATATAAAAACTAGCAGAATGGGTTGGAATAAATATCAAAAAGCAGACTCATTAAAGTCAGCTCAATTAGTTACATATAAAACATATTTCTCAGAACAATATGGTGTTCCTAAGGAAAATATCAATGTAGAGTTTTTCATAGTTAAGCGAAAGCTAATGGAGAATTCAATGTTTCCTCAAAAACGGGTTCAGCAACATCAACCAGCATCGGGTACAGTTACACAGAAAAAAATACAAAAGCGTATAGATGAATTTATAGAAACATGTTTCGACGAAGCTGGAAATAAGAATAAAGAAAGAGAGTATTTGGCATTAGCCGGTAAGGGGGCTAAACATTGTAAGTGGTGTCCATTTAAAACTGATTATGAAAATTGTCCTAAAGAAAATAGGATTCGAGAATAGTTTTTTATATTATATAATATATGTATAAACCACATAAACATAAACACGTATATGTATATGATTTTGTTTTGAGTAAACACAAATCACATAGTGTCGGATATGCAAAGTGCGAATATACTTTATGTACTGACATTACCGGACCTAACACGAAACAGAATAGAAAATTATTAGAAATTGGTTTACGCATAGCATATAAGCATTATCCAAAAACAGTTAAGTTTGCATATGAAAAATACGACTAACGTTGCAGTTATAGGAAATAAGAATTGGCAGAATCGACGTAAAGTTCAAGAAACGCTGCAAGGATTAAAAAGTAAATTCGATGAAGTTGTAATCATAGGCGCTGGTGGTTCTGAGGGGGCTAATAGTATGATTAGAAAATATACATTAGAATTTGGAATGAATTATAAAGAATATAATCCATCATATTCAGGATATAATCTATATTCGGCAATGCCAAAGACATATTATGGTAAATCATATCACTTTAGTCAATTACACCACAGAATGAAACTTATTGCACAAAATTGTGATTATATGATTATTATGACAAATGAATCCACAATGGATCCGTTTTTAAAAACAGCATATAGTAATATTAATAAACAAAATAAACCAGTAGTTTTACTAGGTTGATATTTATATAAAAGTTATAAGGAGTTTAAATGGAGTTACCAAAAATACAAACAATAGACAACAACAAATCTACAAAAAAGAAAATTTTATTATTATCCGATGATTTTCGATTACCTAGCGGCATCGGAACTATTAGTCGCGAAATTATTTTAAAAACAGTACATCATTATGATTGGATACAGTTAGGAGCTGCATTACAACATCCAGAGCATGGCAAAGCACAAAATGTATCAAAACAGATTCAGGAAGAAACTGGTGTAGCTGATGCTGATGTAAAAGTTATTCCATGGACAGGGTATGGTGATCGAAACGTATTATTTTCTATAATTAATCAAGAAAAACCAGATGTAATTTTACACTTTACAGATCCTAGATATTGGATATGGTTATATTCATTAGAACATGAGATTAAAACTACATATGGAATCCCAATAGCATATTATTCAATTTGGGATGATCTCCCATATCCAATGTGGAACGCCCCTTATTACGGCAGTTGTGATTTGATTATGGGAATCAGTAAGCAATCAGATAATATACATAGAGAAGTTCTTAAACAGAACGGTTTTGGGGTATATGATTATGATTCAAAATCTAATTCTAATTCTAATGGCATTATTACTGGTTATGTACCACATGGATTAGATCACAATATATATAAACCACTTCCAGACAATGACCCGGCATATGTTAAAATATTAGAACAAGTAAAAACAAAGAATGATGCTGAATTTGTAGTGTTTTGGAATAATCGGAATATTAGAAGAAAACAACCAGCAGATGTAATATTAGCATTTAAATTGTTTAATGATATGTTACCAGAAGAGCAGCGATCTAAAACAATGTTATTGATGCATACCTCAGCAGTTGACACAAATGGAACAGACTTAAGAGCAGTAGCAAAACACATTGCTCCAAATTGTAAAATTGTATTTTCTGAAGCAAAACTCCCAATACAAGATCTTAACGCAGTATATAACTCAGTAGATGTAGTAATTAATATAGCTAGCAATGAAGGATGGGGATTGAGTAGTACTGAAGCATTATTATCTGGAACTCCTATTATTAATAATGTTACTGGTGGGTTACAAGATCAATGTGGATTTAGAAATGAACATGGGAAATTAATTGAATTCACCCAAGACTTTCCAACTAATCATAAAGCAAAATATGCAGATCATGGAGTATGGGTGAAGCCAATATTTCCTAGTAATAGATCAATACAGGGATCTGTAGCAACACCATTTATATTCGATGATCGAGTTCAATCAGAACATGTAGCAGTTGCAATATACGATTGGTATATTACTGAGCCAGAACAAAGAAAGGCAGCTGGTTTAGCAGGAAGAGAGTTTTGTTTAGAGAATGGGTTAACTTCTGAGCAAATGGGTAATAAAATGATTGAAATGATGGACATGTTAATAAGCCAACCAATAACACGTCCTAGATACACATTTAACAAAGTAGAAGAAAAACAATACGAAAATATAGGAATATCATAATGAGAAAAGTAGTTATATCATCACCAGTCGCAACACAATCTGGTTACGGACACCATGCCCGAGAAATTATTAAACAGTTTATAGATAAAAAAGGCAAAGAGTGGGAAATTAATCTACTATCAATGCCATGGGGTAATACGCCGTTTACATATCCCATACCAAATGATTGGAAACAACGATGTATTGGATTACCATTACAGACTAAACCGGATATTTGGGTACAAATAACAGTACCAAATGAATTTCAAGCTGTTGGTCAATATAATATAGGAGTAACCGCTGGTACCGAAGGAAGTGTTTGTAATCCGGATTGGATTAATTCGATTAATCAGATGCAATTGATAATTGTACCAAGTGAATTCACAAAGAAAACATTTGAAGATACCGCAGCACAATCAGGCAAACCTATAACAACAAATATTCAAGTTATTTCAGAATATTTTGATGATACTGTATATAGCAATAAAAACGTAACAACATCAATACCAGCATTAGATTCGATTAAAGAAAAGAATGCATTCTTAATATGTGGTCATTGGCTGCAAGGTATTTTAGGAGAAGATCGAAAAAATATTAGTGGCGCAGTGCATTGTTTCTTTAAGTCATTTAAAGACAAACAAAGATCTACCCAGCCAGCATTGGTATTGAAAACTAGTGGTGCAACATATAGTGTAACAGATCATTGGGAAATTGAAAAAAAGATAGAACAAGTACGAAATACTTTTGGGGATGAAATACACAAACTACCTCCAGTATATTTATTACACGGTGATTTAACTAATGCAGAAATGAATGCGTTGTATAATCATCCCAAGATAAAAGCAATGGTATCATTTACTAAGGCAGAAGGATTTGGAAGGCCATTACTCGAATTTGCATCAACTGGGAAGCCTATAATGGCTCCGCATTATTCCGGGCAGTCAGACTTCTTGAAAAAAGAATTTATATGTGCATTACCAGGAACAATGACAAATATACATGAATCTGCAGCAAATGATTTTCTTTTAAAAGAAGCACAGTGGTTTACAGTTGATTATGGATATGCTAGTAAAATGTTTGTTGATATACTAAAGAATACTAAGAAATGGAATGAGTTATCAAAAAGACAACGATATTTTGTTAATAGTAACTTTACTGAAACGTCTATTACGAAGCGGTATGATGAAGTATTAGAAATTATTGACGCTGGAATTGAATCTATTCCAAAACATGTAGAATTAAAACTTCCTAAATTAGAATTGCCGAAACTACAAAAAGTATAGGATTTTTGATATAAATTTTATATTATATATATATGAAGATAAGTTACGCAATTACCGTCTGTAATGAATTCGAAGAAATTCAAAAGCTAATTCCATTTTTATTAGAAAATAAACGTGAAGAAGATGAAATTGTTATACAACAAGATAATACTAACCTTGATGGGGCTGTATATACTTATCTAGCTGGGCAGAAATTAAAAGACAATATTAAGTTTATTCAATTCCCACTCAATAAAGATTTTTCTCAATTTAAAAATAACCTAACAGATAATTGCACTGGAGATTATATATTCCAGATAGATGCTGATGAGATGCCTACCACGTATATGTTGGATATGATACCTGAAGTATTAAAACACAATGACGTTGACGTATTAAAGGTTCCAAGAATAAATACGGTAGAAGGACTTACACAAGAACATGTAGATAAATGGAATTGGAACGTTAACAATCAAGGATGGGTAAATTTTCCAGACTTTCAATGGCGTGTTTACAAGAATGATAACAAGATAAAATGGAAAAATCCAGTTCATGAAGTATTAGACGGTTATCAAACAATAAGTTATCTTCCAATAAATGAAGAGTGGTGTTTCCGTCATCATAAGGTAATAGAAAAACAAGAACAACAAAATAAACTATATGAAGGATTATAAAATGAAAACAAAAGTATTAATTACAGGAGGCTTAGGATTTATTGGTTATAACTTAGTAAAGCGCCTATTAGAGACTACAGAATATGAAATAACCGTTATTGATAATTTGACATCAGATTCGAGTGACATTAACAATAAACACGATGGAGTTAATTATATTATTGATGATATTAACAATATTAACAATGAAGAATATCAAAACATATCATATGATTTGATCTTTCATTTGGCAGCACTTGCTCGTATTCAACCTTCATTTGAAGATCCAGTTTCATATTTTCAATCAAATGTATTAGGTACTGTAAGTATTTGTGAATTAGCAAGAAGATGTGGAGCTAAAATTATGTATGCTGCTAGTAGTTCAGCCGAAGCTGGACCAAAGTTAAATCCATATGCATTTACTAAATATACTGGTGAAGAGATTCTAAAAATGTATGCAGAACTATATGACATATCAACAGTATGTGCAAGATTTTTCAATGTGTACGGCGATCGACAACCAACCGAAGGAACCTATGCCACAATTATTGGTATTTTTGAGCGTCAATCTTTAAATGATAAATCTTTAACAATTACTGGAGATGGGGAACAACGACGAGACTTTACTCATGTATATGATATTTGTGATGGGTTAATATGTTTAAGTAAAAATAAACATAGCGGAGAAATTTATAACTTAGGTACTGGTGTAAATTATTCAATTAATGAAATTGCTTCTATGTTTAGTGATAATACAACATATATACCATCACGTGCAGGCGAAGCTAGAATTACATTAGCAGATATTAGTGAAACTAAAAAATATGGATATAATCCAAAACAAAGTATTGAGTCATATATTAAAGAATTTTTAACTAAACAATAAAATGAAAACAGTTAATATCTTATTTGTAACAACACAATATCGTGTTGGCGAACGGATATATCCTATTATTTCTGAATTATCAAAATATTATAATTTAGATTTAATGAAGTTGTATCAAATGAATTCGTCTTATCAATGGCCAGGAGATATTGATTTAAGAAATCAGTTTGATACAAAATATTTACAGTATTTTAATAATGTATATACGAGTATAAACACAAACTATGATAAATATGATTTAATTATTACAGATGATAATCGCCAATTTAATGGGTTATCAGAAATATATCAACGTAAAAAATGTTTAGTATTAGCATGTAGCCATGGAGTTACGGAACACGACTATGAAACAAAAAATGTTGGTAAATCATATGATAGATGTTTTGTCTTCGGCCGAAAAGAAGTTAAACACAATCACCAAATACCAATTGGCATACCTGCAAATGATATACTAAAAACATATTCGAATATTGAAAAAAAACATATACTAGTTATCATTAACTACTTAGGACATGAAGGACAAATATCTACTGGTAATGGTACTTTTTTTAAACTATTTGATAAACAAGTTTTTGATTCAATTGATTTATTATCACTACAACAACAAAGTAGATATCCTATAGTGATAAAATTAAAATCTAGAATTGGACTTAATATGCAAAAAAATAAACAATACTTAAATAGCATATTACCCAAAAGTTTAGATTACAGTATTGTGTATGATGTAGAGGACGATAACAAATTAATTGCTCAAAGTGTAGAAGTATATAGTGCTCCTAGTACCTTAGCCTTAAAACCTATACAATTAGGAATACCAACTACATTGATTCCAGGTACAGGCCAAACAGGTATTTTTTATGATTATGAAACTAATGAAAACTTTATCGAAGATACGTTAGAGGGCGGTAAAGATTTTAATAGTACTCAATGTTTTTTAAATTATATAAAAGGATGTATAAATGAATAAAGATAATCTAATAATATATGTATCTTCTAGAAATAACTATGATATGCTAGAAGGCGAAGTATTAAACAATATTAATACTGAAGGATTTGAGTTTATAAATGTTGATGATCAATCTTGTGATGCTGAAATCGAAAAGGGTAAAACTATTTGCAAAAATCACAATATTGTTTTTCTAGAAAATAAATCTAGAGGTGTTCAAATGGCTACCCAAACATTAGTTGATTTTATTAATGAAAACAGACCTAACTGTAAGTGGATAATATGTTTTCAGCATGATCATTATCCATTAACTAAAGATTTCTTTTGTTCTATAAGTAATCGAATACAAGAAAATTTATTAGACAATTTTGGACTTATAGGATTCAATGTATTAGATAAAGGTAATTACACCGGAGATTCATACAATAGATTTACACAAGGCGAATCACCATTAGGTATGATTGGAATGTGTCATTTATCCATTCATGACAGAACTAGTAGATGGTTATGTCCGAGACAACAAGGTCAGTTATTAAAACAAGATATTTGGAAAACGCCATTTATAGTAGAATTTCCAATGTGGGCATCAGTTGGAATCAATATTGATAAATGGAATAAGGTTATCAAACCTACAACTGATTATCATTTTCACTTATGGTTACCCGATATTGCTATGCAATTTAATTATAAAAATTATCCATGTTTAATATTGCCTGATTTGTATACGTTAAACGATCAACAATTAAAAACAAAATATGGTATAGATCAATCGTCTGCACCGGGAGCAAGAAGAGGTAATGAATATCATTTTGGAAAATATTCTAATTTTGATGCATGGACAGAAAGATGGGGTTGGTACTATGAAGATATAGTAAATGATTTCGAACAAATAAAAGATAATTACAAAGATACATTAATATGGGACTATTATCATCACGATATATCATCCGGCCCATTAAAAAGTTTTAATATATGAAAATATTAGTTACAGGAGCTGCAGGATTAATCGGTAGTCATACAACAGATCTATTAATTGAAGCAGGACATATGGTTGATGGAATTGACGACTTATCATATGGGACTTTAAATAATTTGTCAGATGCTATAAAAAATAAAAATTTTAAATTTATACATGACAAAGTAGAAAATATTGACAAATATAAAACAAAATATGATGTTATATATCATTTTGCATCATTAAAAAAAGCATGGGATGGTAGTGTGTTGTCTGCAGATATATTAGATACAAATTATCATATGACTAAGATTTTAGTTCAACGTTGTTTGCAACATAAAACTAAGTTTATATTTGCATCTACTAGTGATATATACGGTAATTCAAAAACATTTTGCGAAGATGACAACATAACAATGGGTGCTCCTACTAATGTTCGATATTCATATGCTTTATCAAAATGGTATAGTGAACAACACATACTAAATACCTTTCAACAACAAGGATTAGAGTGCACCGTGATACGTATCTTTGGATGTGCTTCTAAACGGTCTTCAACAACATGGAGTGGAGGACATATTCCATTATTTGCTAAATTATCATCTCAAGGTAAAGACATTGTAATACATGGTGATGGATTGCAAACTAGATCAATTTCTCACGCAAATGATATAGCATCTGGCTTTGTAAGTATTTTAAATAATCAACAAACAACAAATGGTGAAATTATAAATTTAGGAACCGATGAACAAACTACAGTAAAATTTACTGCGGAATATATTAATAATTATTTTAAAAATCAATCAGACATAATATTTGTCCCAGCTGAAAAAATATTTGGAAATTATCAAGAAATATTAGTTAGATTTGCTAATATTACAAAGGCAGAAAAATTGCTAGATTATAAAATTAGAAAAAACACAAACGAAGTAATTCAGGAAATTTGTTTAAACATACAAAATAAAAAATGAAAATAGCAGTAATAACACCAGTATATCATTTAGACGGAATCGTACAATTACTTATAAATAAAAGTGACGAGTTATATCTTCGTGAAGAATCATCAAAAGAACAAGTTAGAAATTTACTATTAAAACGTAATATTGATACTATAGTTTGTAATCCAAATCAACAAACATATAAAATTGATGAAGAGCTACTACAAGGAACCAATGTTAACTTAATCAATACATGTTCAACTGGTATGAATCATATCGACGTTGAATATTGTAAGAAACAAAACATTAAAATTTTGTCTTTAACTAAAGATTATGAATTAATTAAACAGTTACCATCAACATCTGAATTAGCATTTGGACTGATGTTGTCATTGTTACGAAGTATACCACAAAGCAAACAACATGTTTCTGAATATAATTGGGACTATATACCATTTATAGGACGAGAAGTTAAATCATTAACAATAGGTATCATTGGTTACGGTCGATTAGGAAAGATGATGTATAATTATTGCAAAGCTTTTGGAGCTAATGTAAAAGTATATGATCCATATAAACGAGATGAAATGGATGATGCATTTTTACTTAATACGTATTGCGAGTTAACAGATATGTTCAAACAATGTGATGTTATATC